AGGGTTTGATTTTGGTAAAGCACAGAATGATATTCGCAACTTTAAGAGGGATCTAAAGGCTGCAGGTGAGGCAGCAAAGGTGGCTTTCAAAGTCGCCAAAATGGAGGGTTTCTTAGACGATGAGATCGAATCTGCAGAAACTCTGGTAAAGACAACAAAGAGAATTGGAGGTGGTCTTAACGAGGCGAGAAAGCCAGGGAAGTTGCTTAAGAGCACCTTTGATAGCCTTGGAAATTCAATCGTAAGTACTGTCAATAATGTCGCGAAGCTTGGTTTTGCGCTTTATGGTCTCCAACAAATTGCTGGAGTTTTAAAGCAGGCCTTTGGTGGCTTCTTTAATGCAACGATTGGGCAGAATATCCAGTTAAGGGAGCAGATCCTCAAAGCTCAGACAGCGCTTGCGTCTACAAATGATGTCTTTGTAGACGGCAACAAGATCAACGAGCCTCTGAAGGCTATTGAAGCCCTTACAGGCACCATTGAGGACCGTATTGACAGCATTCGGGAGCGTTCACTGGAGCTGGCTGGCATTACCAGTGCTGGCGTCATTGAAGTCTTTGGCATCACCGCGCAACAGATCGGTCAGGTTGGTGGTTCTCTGAAAGATGCAGAGGATCTGGCGATCTCCTTCTCTGCAGCACTAGGAACCTTCGGAGTCCCTATCTTCCAAGCCAGGCAAGAAATTGGTGCGCTACTCCGAGGCGATATTGATCAGAACGCTTACCTTGCCAAAGCCCTTGGAATCACTGGTGATGACATCAGAAAGGCCAAGAACAGTACTGAGGGGTTGGTTGCCTTCCTCCAGAAAAAGCTAGAAGGCGCTGTAGCTGGACAGGCAATTGCAGCAAAGAGCTTTTCAGGTGTTGTTTCAAACCTTGCCGACTTCCAAGAGCTGCTAGGCGCGGAGTTTGGTCGACCATTACTGGACCCCTTGCTTGCCGGACTAAACAGGGTCTTCGCACTCCTGACCTCGATCAAGAGCGAGGCGTTCAACGCAGCCAATGCCCTAGGTAAGGGTCTTGGAACTGCAGCCACCATTATCGCGGGCAGAACCGGCCAAAGAGCTGGTGAGGAGGGAGTGAGTAATGCAACCGTCGTCAAGGCGGGCCAGACAGCAGAGCGTGTCATCTCCGGGATTGGAGCAAGTATCGCTGCACTAGCAGCAGAACTTCAGACCACAATCGCCAACATTCTTCTTGCAGTAGGAGGAGTGCTTACAAAAATTGGTGATGGTATTGGCGCATTAGGTGCGGCCTTTGTAAGTCTGAATGTAGGGATCTTTAAATCCTTAGCGGGTACATTCGAGATTCTGTTGGGGATTGTCAATTCCTTAGCACCGGCAGTCCAAACACTCTTAAACACATATGCCGATTTCCTGTCACTACCTTTAATCGGTTTCTTTGCAGAATTAGGTGCTCAATTCAAGCTGCTTGATGCGCTTGGTGTCACAGCCATTGCAAAGCTACTTCTTGTAGGTGGAGCATTAAAAGCCTCATGGGCTTCAATTACGAAGTTTATTACTGCTGGTATTGCAATAATCCAAGCTGCGATAGCAAAATTGGCAGCGACAATAGGAACCGTATTTGCCGCAGCAGGTCAAGCACTCTCAGTATTCGCTGCAAAGTTAGGTGCGGCTGTCCCAGCGGCTGAAGCGCTAGCTGCATCGCTCAATAAGGTGGCTGCATCTGCAACTACCGCCAGTGTAGGCATCAAGAAAACATCCATAGCTAGTAATTTATTAGTTGGAGGATTCAAGAAGGCTGCCAAAGCTGCCCTTATTTTCAACCTCAAGCTTGCAGTAATTGTCGGAACAGTTGCGCTTGTAGTTAAAGCTATCGGTGCCTTCAATAGGCAGCAGCAAAAACAAGACGCTAACAAAAGAGCGCAGGAAGCCTACAAAGCACTGTCTGGCGAATTAAGCAATCTGAGTGACACAGCAGATGCTGCCAAGCTTGCCCAGAGAGATCTGGAAATGTCCATTCTCAGTGCTGCTTCCGCTGCTGCAAAAGCTGATTGGATTAAAGCATCTGAAAAAGTCGATAAATACACAGCCGCTCTTGAAAGGGCTGAAAAATCGGCAGACAAAGCCAGAATGTCCGGATTAGGTATTTCAGATGCTGGTTTAGCGAAGTTTAAGCTAGATAGAGCGATCAAGGAAAAGTTAGAGGCAGAGAAGAAATACTTAGATTTCATCAATAAATTAGAAGAGATTAATAGGAAAAAGAATATTGGAAAAGAGGTAGAAACACGCTCTAATGCTCTTGGACAGCTGAATGAGCGACTAGCTAAGGCTCAGCTCGCACTGACACGTCAAGTCACTCAGGACCGCTTCAACGCTGAGATGGAACTCTCACAGAAGCGCATTGATCTAGCTCGATCTGAGGAACAAGAGCGAATCCTCCAGATAGAGAACCGTAATAGGAAGCTTATAAAAGGCGAAGAGGGGGCATCAGCAGAGGCCCTTGCCGGTCTTGTCGAATATGCCAGAAGTAGAAACGAAGCTGAGGCAGACGCCGATTCACAACGCGAGCGGCGTGTTCTAGCAATTCAGAGACTTGAGAACGAGATCGAGAACTATAAGTTCCAGATTGGTCAAAAGGTCTTAGAGCTTCGTAAGCAAGGCGCAAAAATTGATAAAGCTGCTGCTGATTACGTAGCAAAGGTGCATGAGCAGATCATGCTTCAAAGAGGAGAGACAGCGAAGAAAGAAGCAGAAGCGGCTGGTACGCAGTTACCTGCAGCTGCTAGTGGCGTAGCGAGAGTCGGAAATACAGGAAGAAGTACCGGACCACACATTGACATTCGTGGCGGTAACAGAGCCACTATCAAACAAGATGCTATGGCGCTAATTAAAGCCTGGCAGAGCATGGGTGTTGAATATATTCAACTTTCCAACATTAAAAGGGATGTAAAAAGCATCACCGATCCCGCTATTCTCAGCGATTTAGTAGAACAGGAAATTAATAAGCACGGTCTGCGAGTTCCCGAAGGGACTTTTGCAGCTGATATCGCAGTACCAGAAGGAACTGTTATTCCCGGAGCAACAGCACCATCAGCGCAACAGCATGGTGCCGCTGGTCACATGGCGAAGTTACCGAGCGGTAACGACATCCTTCACCTAATGAACCCCGGTGCTGCTGCCGGGATGACCAAGCCAGATGACTCTGCTCTTAAAACAGCTTTAGACACATCACAGAAATTCACCCCACCTGACATCTCCGGTATTGAAAATGCCAAGAGAGAAGTTAATGAGGTGCTGAATAAGATTGAAGATTCACAGATGCGTCTTAAGGCAATCGCCAACGATAGGCAGTTGACAGACACCCTTGAGCGTCTTGCACCTAAAACTCAAGTTGAACAGTTTAAAAATGCTACTGAACAGGCTAAGGCGCTTGGTCAGGCACTGGCAGAAAATGAAAACGTTGAACGTGCAGAGATTATTTCAGATCTTGCTGCTAGGAGAGTTATCGCTGAACGGGAGCTTCAACAGTTCCTTACAAAGAACACCGAGATTTTTAAAGAAGACGCAGCTACAAGAGATGAAGTAGCAGCACGAGCTAGAAAAGTTGTAGATGAGCGACTGGAGCTATTTGAAGAGGAGAGAAAAGAGCGGTTAGAACTACTGGAGATCGAGCGCGCTATCAATCAAGTCAGATCACTTGCTGCAGACTCAAAAGCTGGGACTTTGAGTACAACTCAGAACCTGATCACTGGTTCTGCTCAGATGAACGCTGGTATGGAGTTCGACAAGTTCAGAAGTGCAGAAATACTGGCTCAGGGTCGTATTGATGCGCGTAGAGCTGAATTGGAGCAGGACGGTCCAATGAGCGATGAGACTCTACGGAAGTTTGAGGAGTTCGCCCGAATTGAGCTTTTCAATGCTGAGAGACAAGCTCAGATGGACGCGATGGTTGAGCGCTTCCAAATGCTTGGAGATGTCGCAAGCGGCGTGGGGCAGGCCATTGGTGGGGCAATGACACAGGGTGTCGCCGACATCATGTCTGGCGCTGCGAGTGTGGATGAAGTCTTGAGCGGGATGTTTAAAGGTATCGCCGATAGCTTCATGCAAATGGCTACGAAGATCCTCGCTGAAATGATCAAGATGATTGTGCTCAAGCAGCTTGTCGGCATTTTTGGAGGCCCGACAGGTGGTGGTGGCTTAGGTTCAATGTTCGGACTGGGTGGCGGTGGTGGCCCCAATCAAGGACTTACTGTCGACAATGTAGGTCTTATGGAGTTTGCTAAGGGCGGCATTGTTACCGGACCAACCGCTGCTGTTATAGGAGAAGGCGGCATGAACGAGGCAGTCGTTCCTTTACCTAATGGAAAGTCTATTCCTGTTGACTTTGGTAAGAAAGGTGCTGCAGGAGCTGTAAACACAAATATCACTGTCAATGTCGACCAAGGCGGTAATACTTCTACCGAAATGACAGGTGATCAAGCTGGCAAACTAGGTAAAGCCATTGATGTCGCGGTAAAACGAGTCATCATGGAAGAAAGAAGATCAGGCGGTATGCTAGCCAATGGCCGACGTTAATTTAAGCGTTGAATTACTTTCTAATGTGAGCGAATCGTTCACAACCAGAGTCCGAAAATTTGGATTTGGGGATGGGTATGAGCAAATCGCTGAAGATGGAATTAACTCCAGAATTACTGAATACAGCATTACTACGCGGCCCTTATCAGATGCAGATGCAATCCAAGTCGAGATAGCTTTGGTTGCTGCGTCGAAAGGAGATTATCTTGTAATGACACTCCGACCTTTTAGCACTTCCCCGCGAAGATTTCGGCTAAAAGACAATTCGTATAACAAGCAGTTTATGAAAGGTCCTAGTGATAACCCAATAATCACTACAAATGGCCAAGCATATGTGATTTACCAATTCGATCTTGTAGAAGCGTATTCAAGTTAATGGCACGTTTTCCAACCATTGATATGGCGACGGTCAGTTTGTCGACGCCTAATTATTTGGCTTTAGAACGAGCCATTGCTGAATTAGAAACCGCTGAGAGACAATTTTATCGATCTAGGAGAGAGGAACTAAATGGCTATCCAGGTCAATCTAGTAGAACAACACCTCAAACAGAACGCGCATATGATGCACTCCTTGGTCCCACTCCTTGGACATACTCATCACAGTTAAGCAGAAGTGGTAACTCTCTAAGGTCTTCAAGTGGTCAGCCTGCCTTCTACGTACAGCTGCCCTCTGTACTGAACCAAGCAGTTAGTTCAGATTTTGAAGACTCTGATTCAAATGAATATGTCCTTTATTATCCAGGAGAAGGTTTACGGCGTATTGATCTGCTATTCACTGATATTTCATTTTTTGATCTTGGTTCATCAGGCAACGCTGATGACGGTAATGATGACGATCCTACGTCGATTACTTATCGAACTGGATTCGGTGAAATACCCGTTGCTTATGAATCCAATAGTCGGTTGTCAGGGAGAGTAGCTCAGACTTTATTTGTAGCAGGAAGTGAGTGGGACAGAATGGTGCGTGATGCTTACGATAACTATATTGATGAACTAGATAAGTACGAAGATACTTCTGGTGGTGGAAACTTTGATTTCTTCACTGGTGGATCACCAGACCGTCATTGGGATGGCTATCGACCGGAACCCAACAGCTTTGGGTATAACAGACCTAGCTCATTAAGTATCAAAATAGTAGAAGAGTCAAGAGGTTATAGCTAATGGCGCTGAAAGAAGATACCCTAATTTCTCTATTCATTATTGATGGTTATAGATCGGTAACGAACGGTAATTTTGGACGGATTAATATTGTCAGTCCTGAGTTGTCAGGCGGGCAAGCTGTAACTTACGTCAATGAGGCGGGTGCAACTGTTGAGTACCAACCCGTACCTGTATCCTTTGGAGGTGTTGAAGTATCAGGCAGTAATAAGCTGCCAACCCCAAAAGTTAGATTTGCCAACGTCGATGGCGGATTAACAGATTTAAGTAGAGATTTTGATGATCTAATTGGTTTTCGGCTCATACGGATAAGAACTTATGCCAAGTTCCTTTTGAAAATAGGTACATCACCTGGCTCATCACCAGATTCCAATGCCCACTTCACCCCAGACACTTGGTATTTCAATCGAAAGGTTGAAGAGACAAAGCTGAGTGTCAGTTATGAGCTTGCTTCTATTTTTGATGTAGAAGGCTTAATGCTACCTCGACGGCGGTTGTATTCGAACTTCTGTCCTTTTGCTTATAGAGGGCCTGAATGTAAGTACGCAGGACCAAACGTTCCGACCAGTGGTCAATTTGACGGTTGCCTCAAAACACTTACTGCTTGTCAGCAGCATTTTGGTGCTCAAGGCCTAGCCCTTCGTTACGGAGGATTCCCTACCGCGCAAAACTAATGTCCAAGACACTTTATCGGCAAATTGCAACGTTATCCTTAGAGGCACAACCCGAAGAGGTCTGCGGTGTTATTAAAGACAATAAGGCAATACGTTGTGAAAACAAAGCTGATGTAGCAACAGAAGCCTTTCTTATCGATGCTGATACTTTTCTAGAGCACTTACCCGACACCATCTTTCATTCCCACCCAAGGGGAGCCAAAGGGTTTAGTGAACACGACTTGGTTGTAGCTGCGAATATGGAGTTGACATCATATGTGTATGTTGTCGAAGCTGACAGGCTTGAAAAATGGTCAGCTGCAAAAGGTTTAGAAGTATTTGAGAAGGTATTAAAGCCATGATGGAGATTACGCTTGAAGGAGTTGCAGGTAAGCGGTTTGGCCGTAAGCACAATCTGTATGTGCGTAACCCGAATGAAGCATTGCGTGCTTTATGCCAACTCATCCCTGGTTTTAGAGAGTTTCTTACGTCAGCACATGAGTTCGGAATTTTCTTTCAGGTAATTACCAATAACAGCAACAAGGTCGACTATGAGGGCTTAGGTCTGGGTTGCCAGTCATTCTCGCTGGTTCCGGTCATTACAGGCGCGCTGAATTTCTCCCTTAAAAACATTGGATTAGTCCTGGTAGGAGCGCTGCTGGTAGCTGTCTCTATGGGCGCATTTGGCATCACGTACGGAGCTGTTGGTACGGTTTCATACGGTCTGAAGATGGCCGCCTTTAGTCTTGGCGCGGCACTGATTTTCACGGGTATTGCAGGGCTATTCGCGCCCGGTGTTCCTCAAGACGGCAAACAGGAAGGAAGTGAAGCTGACGATGCGGTGTTTCGAGGTGGTGCATCCACCTCTAGCCAGGGCACGGTTATCCCATTGCTTTACGGCGAATTTCTCTGCCAGACAATGCCTGTCATTTCGTCTTATGTGGACGGCACTGATGGTCATTTATTGATGATTGTTTCAGAAGGCGAAATCGAGGGGCTGGCGAATAATGACTTTGGGAAAGATATTTACCTAAATGGCTTGCAATCTGCTTCTAGCTCGGTAGAAGATATAACTTTAACCACAGGAAACCAAGAGACAGTCGTCCCTAACAACATCGATTCGGCTGGATTCCATTTAGCGATAGGCCAGGGCCTAGGCCAGACTGAACCTGGCGATCCAAATCCACAGATTACACGCTCGTTTAATCAACCCGACGCTGACAAACTTAAGCTTCGTATTCTTCGAGGTCCGAGTTACCAGATCCTTAATCAGCAAAATAAACAGGGCGGCTCTCCAACCGTTAAATATCGTGGTTATAGAGATTCCTTAAAAGAAGACGAACCATTGCCTCCAGAGGCTCAAGAGGTACTGACTTGGAACATAAAAGTTATTGATGCTAATGGCGGGATTATTGTAAATGAAACAGTTCGAGAAGATAATACTTTGAAATCTAGGAAGGTGTATGACGGTCTTGGCACAATCAATATCTCAAACAGACCGCATCCTATTGCTATTCAAATGACACGCCTAGACAAAGGCCCTGTTCCTGATCCTGTAAATCTAGAAGGTGGTGCTAATAATTACTCTCACCAATGGGTAAAAGGTGATGTAGAGCTTGTGGCAGCAGACGTTTTCTGGAATGAGAAGCTGGTATATCCAAGAAGTGCTCTGATTGGAATGAAGTTTACTGTCGGTGAATTTACAAATATGCCCTCAGTACAAGGCTTATTTAAAGGTATCAAAGTGCCTACATTAGATAGCAATTTAAGGGTCAGTTATGCATTTAGCAATAACCCTGCATTCGTATTACTAGATTTACTGACTAATCCCCGTTATGGCTGTGGTGGCCGTACGTATCAGACAACAGGTAACGATCCTCAAGCTGTTATTGAGCCGGGTATTAGCATCCAAGATATTGACCTAGCTTCGTTCAAAGTAGCCGCAGACTATTGCAACTCAAAAGGAATACAGTTCAACGCTTACATAAATCGAAAAGGCGATGCCTTAGATCTAATCAGAGCTGTTTCGGCAACATTCCAGGGAACTCTTATTTATGCCGGTGGTTATGTCTCTGTAATTATTGACAAAAAACTGCAAGAAACTGATAGCTCACAGTTTAGATTGTATTCGGAGGCGAACACTATTCAAGAAACAGACGACAGCGGTGAGATTACAGCGCCGTGTTTTGTTTATGAGGGTACGGCAAAACAAGCCAGGACAACGGCTATTGAAGTTAGTTATGTAGAACCTAATGAGTTTTATATTGAGAGAAAAGAGAGTATTGAAGATAGAGCAGCAATCGAACGATATGGCTACAACCAAAAAACAATTCGAGCCTTGGGTTGTACAAGTCGTACACAAGCTCGAAGATTAGGTCGTTATGTATTAGGAAGTAATCAGCTAAATACTGAGACTGTTTCCTTCACAGTTGGAACAGAGGGAGCGATGCTCCTTCCAGGAGATATCTGCTTAATTGCAGATCCTCTCAAAACGCGGATGACTTCTGGTGGAAGAGTAAAACTCGCCACTAACACCTCAATTGTTACTGATAGACAGCTTACAAATATTCCAAATTCCAGCTCATTAAAAGTTTATGTTTACGGCAGTACAGGTATTGCTCAGTCATATCCAGTAAGTTCTGTTAGCGGCTCAAGAATTAATATCCGTTCGCCAAGAAGACTTACTCCTGTTCCTACAAGTATGCAAATGTGGATTTTGGTTGATGAGGCAAACGAGAATGTGTTTAAGCGTTATAGAGTTCAATCAGTCAAAGAAGATTCAAACGGGACATATGATGTGACTGGGGTTCTTTACACAGACCGCAAGTTCGATTATGTGGATAGTGACGAGCAGTTGGACTATGGCCGTTCCACAAGAACTTATTACAGGAACCGTAATCCAGCCTTAAATCCCAAAACAGTCACATTCAGCATACGTAATCTGGAGACCTAATGGCCCGCAAAATGATCGTCGAATGGGAGCCACCTTCAAATTTCCCTGACGCTGCTTTGGATGTGATCTTGCCTGGTGGTCTCTTTTCACAAGGAATACCAGACGATTCAGTCGACCATTACGAGGTGGATAGATTCGATCCTGGCGAACGTGTATTCATGACGATTGGATACCCAAGATCTCCGAGAATTGAGTTTGCAGCTGAAGATTTTGAGAACGCTACAGTTAGAATACGAGCGGTTTTGAATAATGGCAGTAAAACGCCATTTATGATTACGGCCACGCTTGTATTCAGTATGGTTGCTGAATTTAATAGCCCTAATAATACGATCCTACTGTCCTTTATCTGATGTCACTCTACGGACGCGACGCCAACGGGAATGATGCCTATATCCGGGGTTCAGGGTCGGGCAGCACAACTGATGGTTATGTAACCTTTCACGATACTTTCTCAAACGACATTAAGTTTGCTACTGCCTTACAGGATGCTGCCACATTAACTTCTGATCTGGTATCTCCAGTAAGCGCGAAGAAGCTTCGAGTCGTAAGTTTGACAATCAGTGCGGATGCTGCCTGTAGCGTCAAATTTGAGACTGGGCTTTCTGCAGCGACAATTGCTGAAAGTATTTTCTTACCTGCTAACGGAACGGTCACCCAAGCGAGCGTACTCGGTCTTTTCGAGACAAACCTTGGCGACAAGCTGATGATCAATAAAACTGGCTCTGCAAATATTTCGGTCTCAATCAGTTATCGAGAGGTCTAGTCATGACCCGTGTGTTTGGTCTCTTGTTTGAGGATGGTAGAGATGGCATTCTTGCTATCAAACCCTCTAAGCCTTTCTTTGGCTGTCAGGGTGATGAACAGCACTTCGACGTTGTTAACGGAGCAATCGATTGTAATTTATTACCTACCCCTAATGGCATCTCGTATTTGGTTGGGTTCAAAGGAGTAGGAGATTCACGTCGAACAAACTACACACTGCACTGGCATATTCCTAATCAGCCTGAAATAGACATCACTCCTGATTCCAAAAAATCAACAGCTAGTACCGAAGAGCCTCAAAGTGTTAGCGTTTACGAGCGTGTACAGCTGAAGCGAATTACAGGAGAGCTAAATGAAAGCTTAGAGGACAAACAAGTAATTACCTCTCAACTGGAAGCAGCAGAAGCAAGAGTAAAACAACTAGAAGAAGAGCTACAGTCATTTAAAAGTTCAACAGATATTGCGCTAAAAGGCAGAGACGCGATTATTGCCCAATTAAATGAACAAAATGAACCCGAGATAAGAACAGTCTATCTAGAGAAACCTGTTCCTCCTGCAGCTTTGTACGAACGTATTCAGCGTTTGGAACAAGAAAACCTAAGACTTATTGAATTGAACTCTGAGTATTATAAGTCTGTCGTAGATCTGTATCAGTTACAGTTAAGTAAAGCGCGTAACACCCCTCAGTCACTTCCTGTTGAGGCGCAAAGTTCTCCTCAAAAAAGGTTATTGCGTAAGCTCCTCGGTAAGTAACAAATGGCTCTAGACAATATTGCGATCACTGTCAGAGAAGGTGATAGCTTTGATGAGCTGCACCTCAATATCGAAAAACCTTGGGGGACACCCCATGACCTTACAAACTCTGTACTGGTTGCAGATATTAGGCGATTTTTTAATGATAATGAATCACCTGAATCGGCTGTAGATACTTTTGGAATTGTTGAGCTAGATCCCTCAAATGGTGTTATTGCCTTAAAACTTACAAGCCGCCAGACTGAAAGAATGGGACGTAATGTCCCCCTAGGCTACCAGGATAGGGGATTTTTCCAGTCGGGTATCTCGTCAGGCATTGATCAGACTGACGAACTTCAGGGAAAGTTTCTATGGGATCTACGTGAATACTTCTCTGAAACTCAGGCCGTAATTTCCTCGATCTCGGCAGGTACATCTTTTACATCAGGTGGTGTTACCGCTAGTAAAATCCGGATCACCACATCTGCGCCTCACAAACTAACAGTAGAAGATCAAATCATTCTGTCTGGAACAGGGCAGAGTGTCTATGATGGGGTTGATTTCAATGCAAATAAACTCTCTATTTTAAGCAGCAATGTATTTGAAATCGAACCAACTATTTCAGGTTCACCTGCTTTTGTAGTCGGTTCCAACCAAGGAACAGTAAGTGTCTATAAAGAAGACACACTGGCAATTGGAACGTTAGAGGTTCTGCCTCGCATCTCCAGAGATTCTGTTAGCTGATCTTAAATTATGGCCAATGTCGAAGAAGGCGTAAGCGTTATCTCAGTTGGACGGACTACGCCTGTTCCGGCTGGTCAGAC